TAACGCTGTCCCTTTCATGTCTTCGTCCACAAGATACGAATTGATTGTTGTTTCGATCAGGTCATGCAGAGCATTGAAACGATCCTGACCTTCCTCTGTGTATGTCGTGCAGCATGTGCCTTGGATATACAAGTCATGCCATCTGCCCCAATACTGGGCATCTAATATTTCACCCGCTAACACTGCGATCAGGTCTTTCTTGTCTGTGATGTTTAGCTGTTCAATCATTGTTCTACATCCTCGTCTGTTACTTTCATATCATCAATAAACTCTAGCACCTCGTCAAGGTCAGCATTCTTGCGGTAATACGTCCATATCTGATCTGTCACCATCTCAACAAGAGTGTCCATGTCTACACCATTAACCCAACGGGCCACGGCTAGTTCTAGTTTATTTTCTGTATTGGTATCCATCATTTCAGTTCCTCTATAAATGCAAACCCTGCGCCGTTGCCTTCCTCGTCACTTGATAAGGTAAACTCTACACGCTGCGATCCTAGTAGCAAGGTGAAGACAGGCCAGACCTCACGATATCCAAAGCTGTCGTCACGCTCTAATCTAAAACCAACCACCTTGGCCCCGATCAGCTGTCCATAGTATGTGGTGAAGAATTTTTCTTGTGCGTCCATTGTCTCACACTCCCATAACATAGCCAATGAATAGGCCACCAAAAGGTATCACGAATAGGCACACGGCCCCGATCATATCTGTAATAAAGTCTCTCATTGTCTCACTCTCTCTTAGTCTAGTCTTGAACCTGCTACAGCGTCATAGCCATAGCGTTGCAGGAACATGGCCGCAGCCCTTGCACCCGCCTCTAATACGTCAACGCTCTGCACGGGATAGTTGGCAGGGTTCCAGATCATCCATGCCTTGCCTGTCCAATCTTTACGTGCGCCTAATTGCTCAAATTCTCTGCGCTCTGCCTTGCCAAGCTTTGTATTGCCCTTGTGCTTTGGATATATCGTCACCCATGCAAAACCACATGCGCCACGATCTACACCGTCAAAGTAATCCGTTAGGGTTTTCTCTGATGCATCATGCGCAGCCTTTTGCATCTCTATTCTAATCACGCTCAGAAAAGGTGTTAATATGTCAGTCATTTTATTGATCCTCTCATTGATCAGTTGGTTAAAGTTTAATGATGCAGCGCCGCAACGCTGCACTGTTAAAGCTTAACCCGCAAAGTGACGGATACGACGTTTACTTGTGCGGTTCGGCTTTTGCTCAAGGTACACGCTACGCTTGCCAAGGTGTATCTTGGTAGTACACTTGCCACGCTCAATAGCAAAGCCTCGGCTGCTTTTATCACGCTTGCGGGTCAAACCCTTGAGGCCAAAGAAGTTGAAGCGGAAACCCTTGGTTCCGTCATTAAGTGGTTTAGTTGCGATGCATACAAACATTGTGTTTTCCTTACTTTGTTTCTTTTATTTGGTGTTGTTCTGGTGCGTCGGGTTTTATTTCTAAGCGCAAACCGCCTAGGGCATCTCTAACGGTAATTACACCTAGCGTTTTGGACAAGGTCATTGCCTGTGTTTTTGCTTGTCCATAGTTGGTACAGATTGCCAAAGCTTGTCCCCTGTCGTAGCCTTTATAAATATAAAACGTTTTCATAGTCTTTTCCTTTCTTAGTATCGAGCGCAGTAATAGCGGATTTGGTCCAGCTCTGGGTGGCCGCCTGTTATATATTCACCTGCATCATATTGACGCAATACATATTCGCCTTGTCTCTCTTTCCCCTCATACACTTCAAAGAAATCTTTTAGGTCTTCGGATGTTTCAAAGTTTATACATCCGACAATTTTTCGGGATGCATCCCAGAACGTGATATCATGTTTCAAAAAACGATCATCCCAATGTGCATTATCTCTGATCATGATATGAAGTGACTGTTCGCCGTCGTATATGCGGCCTGTTTCGTGTCTCAAAAAATACATTGTGTTTTCCTCTCTCGTTTGCGTTATAGTTAAGGTGCAAGGTGGCGACGCTTTATGCGTCAACCACAAATCCAGAAGCGTCTTTCTTTGCTTTGCCTTTGGCGTATAGGCCAACAACAACACCCTTTGGATCAAGAAATCGTAGGTCATCTTTATCGCCATCAATCACTGGCAATCCCTTGAATGTGTCAGGCTTGGTTTTGTGGCGGAATACTACGGCAACATTCATACCTTGCGCCAATGCGGTATCAAACATCTTGGCATAGGCGGGATTGGCCTGCGAATAGGACCACGTTAAATGATAATTCTTGATATGCGATACCTTGCGGTTGGCGATCTTTGTGTAATCATACCATTGCACTTCGGGGAAGTGCTCAAAGATATTCTTGCCATTAACTAGGATTAATTCCCATCGAATATCAGTTGTACCATTCAAGCGAATGCATGGTTGAGCGCCAGTCTTGGCACACTCTTTGACAAGCTTTGTAACATCTTTGAATAGCAGATCCATGAAAGCATCACGATCCGCATAGAATAGTTGTGCTTTACGCTCACGGGCGGCAAGAATTGTATTGGTGCTTTCACCTGTCTTGATAATACCTGCCCGTCCTGCAGTATGCAAACACCCGTCAACGCAAGACGCTTGTTCGGCCATTGCGCAAGAATTGTAAAGCTTGCCCTTAACGGACACTTTCCAAGGCGTCATGTAAAGAATACCTGTTACATACTCGGATCCATCGCCTTTGATTGTCTTTGCGTTTGAACCTACGCCGATTAGATTATACTTAGACATTTTTGCTTTTCCTTATATTCCAATGTAAGCATGTGTATTTTCTATTTCCTGTTAGAGTTATCGCAAAGTAATTCTAGAGATGTAAAGCAAAAAAATTAAATAAATTGCAGCCTGGTGTGTATTCTATACTTTATTTACAAAGCATATCCAAAGGTATAGTTTCTATTTTGTATATATAATGTGTAAGGGTTTTCATTCGAGTTTTTGAATGTGTTAATCGTTATAGAGCATAACTGTTATAAGGTATAACTGTTATGGGGTATATCTAATCAGAATAACAAAAGAGAGGGGTAGGTATTTTTTCATGCATCAATTCCACTTTTAATGAACACTTGTTAAATTCTGCCCAGAAAATACGCATTTTTATTGATTTATTGAGGAAACATCAGTAATAAAATGCAGTAATATCAATAGATTAACACATAAAAACACCACAAAACCGAACAAAACAGCCTAAAAAGCGCCAGGGGGCGAGGGCCACGGGGGGTTGGTGCGTTACGTGTATACGTATAAACACACAGAAGGGCTTTTTTAATGCACAACTAATACGTGTAACCTACAATGTATACCCCCTACTGGACCAATTAGTAGTAACTTTATGTTACAGTATGTTACAAAATAGAGGGAATTACGTTACAAGTAAAACTTTCTTTTGTTTATTTACAGTATCTTAGCATTTTGTAGCCGTAATAGGGTATTGACCAGGGGGTAAAAGCATGTATAACTTCGTAGAAGTAGAAGCCTATAGTTAAACTTTAAGAGTTTTAACTTAAATAAAGTAATAACTAATAAATAGTTTAACATATATAGAAAGTGTTACATAAAAGAGAGTGGACATAGGAAGAGTTTTAACATATAGTTAAACTATAGTGTTGACAACTCTATAATAGTTACGTAAACTATTTGTATGTAACACAGTATAAAAGTAATAAACATAAGTGTTACACTAAGGTATGTGTCACAATTATATGTGTCTCTCTCTCCTTGTCTCCTCTCTCCTCACACGTAGTTTGCGACACATACCTCTTCTTTCCATAAATTTGTAATATTAAGTGTTGACAATGCGTAGTAAAAACATACAACTATATGCATCAGATAATGTCATTGAAGAGTTTTACGAAGCTATTGCAGCTAATGATAGTAAAAGACTAAGACGTATTCACATTCCCAAGTCAGATGTATTCTATGTCCGTGCTGCTATAGAGGCTGACACTGGAGTGAGGTACACACTAGACCACGTAGAGAGAGCTATGTATCTTGAAGGTATGCTTTCACGTAGGGATGTGTTAGACCCAGACAGAGAACGTGAAGGTGTAGGCTAATGTCCCGCAATTATAAGTCAGAGTATGAGAACTACCAGGGTACACCAGCCCAGCGCAGACGTAATGACGCACGTAAAGCTGCAAGACGTAAGATGGAAGCAGCAGGTAAAGTACGTAAGGGTGACGGTAAAGACGTAGACCATAAGAATGGTAACCCTAAAGATAACAAGATGGCTAATCTACGTGTAACAACAAAGTCTAACAACCGTAGTATTCCCCGTAATAGTAAAGCAGGTAAGGCGTAATATATATGGCATACAGTCTAGGTAATAAATCACGTATTAAGCTGGAGGGTGTAAATCCAGACTTAGTAGCTGTTGTTGAACGTGCTATTGAACTATCTAAGCAGGACTTCTCTGTGATTTGTGGTCTACGAACTGTCAAAGAACAAGAAGCTCTTGTAGCTAAGGGTGCGTCTCAGACTATGAAGTCAAAGCATCTTGAAGGTAATGCTGTAGACTTAGCAGCATACTGTGATGGCATCCGTTGGGAATTAAATTTATACGACGAGATAGCTGATGCAATGCTTAAAGCTGCTAAGGAATTAGGTGTGACCCTTCGCTGGGGTGCTGCGTGGCATAAGAACTTAAATGATTGGAGTGGTACAGCAGAAGATCTAATGAATGAATATATAGACCTTCGTCGTAGCCAAGGGAAACGTCCATTTATTGATGCACCACACTTTGAGTTGGTATAATTATGTACGAGATGATAGACATTATAATGCAGTGGTTAGTAGCGCCTGTCATAATCGTAGTATGGCATCTATTTTCTAAAGCCAATATTCATGAAACGGAAATAGCTGTACTTAAATCTCAACTAGAAAGCTCTAGAGTTTCCTACGATAGGGAAATGAAAGAGATGAAAGAAACCATTAAAGCAATCTTTAACAAGCTCGACAGTATTGAACATGCGCTGCGAGACAGATAATGGACCCTATTACAATTATATCTGGTGCCACTGTAGCATTTAACGCTATTAAAAAGGGTATTCAGGTAGGTCGTGATCTACAAGACATGCATGGACAGTTATCCCAATGGGCTAGTGCCATGTCAGACTTAGGTCAAGCTGAGAAGAGGGTAAACAACCCACCGTGGTGGAAATCTCTTGGTGGATCTGTAGAGGCAGAAGCTTTAGAGGTTTGGAATGCCAAGCGTAAAGCAGATGCTATGCGTAATGAACTACGGCAACACATAAGCTTTGTATACGGTCCACCAGCTTGGGAAGAACTTGTACGCATTGAGGCTAAGATCCGTAAACAAAAGAGAGACCACGAATATCGTAAGGTTGAGATACAAGAGACTATTATTACTTGGACTATATCAATCTTACTTCTGTTATCGGGTATAGGTGCTTTAGCGTTCTTTATATGGATTAGTTCAAAGCAATGAAAAAGTTTGGTAATAAGTATTACGTTTATGATAAGAACGGTAAGATACTTATTATTACTACAAATAGAAGGATAGCTGATAATGTCTATAACACCAGAGTGGTTGGATAAGTGGCGCATCTGGCCACGTATGATTATAACATTGTATGGCTTTGCATTCTATAAAACGACAACATGGTTTATGGCTTTACCAGACCCAACTAATGCACAAGCTGGTTTCGTATCTGTTATTGTAGGTGCAGGTGCAGGTTTCTTTGGGATATACGTAAATGGTAAAAACACGAGTACTGTTAACTATACTACTAATAACCCTGATAAGTAGTTGCAGCCAGATACCATCATTTCTATTTGGTGGTGGTGGTCCGAACGTAGCAGCGAATACGCAGATAGGTAAAGAGAATAACCAAGGCATAAACATAAAGACTACAACTGAATCTGCACTACGTCCTGAAAACGTCATAGAGGCTCCTGTAGATACTATAAACCAAAATGTGACCCAGACCACCAACGTAGATCGTACCCTCATTGTGTGGCTTGTTTTAATAGGTCTCCTTGGATGGCTACTACCTACACCTAGTCAGATGGGAAGAGCCTTACTAGAGGCGGTTACAGCACCTTTTAAAAGGAAAGATTAAATGTCAGATCAATATGAAGTAAAATATACGATACGTGTTCCTAAAAGTCGTAATCCTCAGACAGGTGCAGTTAAGTATCAAAGCTCTGGCTACACTAGCACACCCTTAAGTATAAGAGCGTCTAGCCCAGAAGAAGCCAAGAAGCTTGCTGCAAAGCATGAAACTATAACAAAAGCTAAAACACAGGCTGCAAAAGGCTTAGATTACGATATGCCAAAGCCACGTGTTCAGATGTCCGTAACACGTATTTCTGGTAAAGGCGGCGGTGGCGGTGGCATTATGACACCAGACGGTAATAGCTCAGGATTGAAGGGTCTCCCTAAAGGGATGACACGTAAGTTCAATAAAGGCGGCTCTGTTAAAAAGAAGAAATAGTAATGACTGTAGAATATCGTGGTGAAACGTTTGAAGGTTACAATAAACCTAAGCGCACACCTAAGCACCCTACTAAATCACACGTAGTACTTGCCAAGGAAGGTGGTACTATTAAAATGATCAGGTTTGGTGAACAGGGAGCTTCCACAGCAGGGAAACCAAAGTCTGGCGAGTCAGATGCCATGAAAAAGAAACGTGCTTCTTTCAAGGCACGTCATGCATCAAATATCGCTAAGGGTAAAATGAGTGCCGCATACTGGGCAGATAAGGTGAAGTGGTAATGTGGTTTGCTGTTGTGTTCTTCTGTACTATCCCTTCTGATTTAAACTCTTGTGTACTATCAGGTAATACTTCTGTAATGCACACCAGCGAAGAGGCTTGTCTAGAAGATGCACGTGGTTATGCTACTGTGCTGCTTATGCAGAACATATACGCTAGACCAGCTTGCTTTAAACTAGGAGAACAAGCGTGATGCCAGTACATAAGGTTCCAGGTGGATACAAGTGGGGTAAGACTGGTAAAGTCTACAAAACTAAAGCAGAAGCAGAGAAGCAAGGTAAAGCTATTTATGCTTCTGGTTATGCAGAGGGTGGCTTGTACGCTAACATACATGCTAAACGTAAACGTATCGCTTCAGGTAGCGGTGAAAAGATGAGAAAACCTGGTACTAAGGGTGCGCCCAGCGCAAAAGCATTTAAACAAGCAGCTAAGAAAAAGGATAAGTAAATGGCAGATAAAAAGAAAACACTAAAGACATACAAGACTGCAGCAGGTGCGCAGCAGTATGGTGACGATACAGCTTGGAGAAAGCTATCTAAAAAAATAACCGACGACTTTGTAGATCTTAGTACATCAGACTTTAAGAAAAAGTATGGTGCTGATGCATATCAAATGTATAAAAAAGTACATGCAGGTGAGACTGCATCAGTAGCAAAAAAGTATAAAGAAGAAGGTTATGGTAAACGTCTTGTAAAACAGCTTGAAGGCTACGAAAAAGAATGGCAAGATAGTTCCAAGAAACCTGGTTATAAAAAAGGTGGCTACGTTAAATGTGGTGCATCTAACCCTCCAAGTAAAAAACGGTAACATATGAAATACTATCATAAATATAAAGAAGCCTTAGAAGCTCATGGATATGTTGTTGATGAACATGGCTTTGTATGGGACAGTATGGGTAACCAATCTGCAGGTGAAGACAACTACGGAAACGTGCAGAGTAAAGACCCAAATGTAACTCATATCTGCCAGACTGCACAGGCTGAGATGGACAAACCAAAGCCAGCACCCAAGAAGGTTGCTAAGAAGGTGGTAAAAGATGAGCCTAGTATCACAGGGTAAACCAGCCCGTAAGAAGTCTGTATGGGGTCATAACACGGGTACGGCTACAGAGACCGTATATACCTGTCCTGCTAACTGTGTGGCAGAGGTAACGTTTATCCACATACATAACTCTACAGGTAACACTAATATTACAGTAGAGTGGTACGTAGCAGCAGACTCCTATACTTCACACTTCTTAGAGGGTAAAAACCTTGGTGCAGCAGAGTACGTACAGTTTCCAGATATAGAACTTGTGTTACAAGCTGGTGACAGTATTAAAATTACACCTGATACTGCTGCACACATCGACAGTATCCTAACTGTAACTGAAACCTTTGTGCCTGTAGGGTAACAGGTATGCATAAATAGGTACTACTACCTGACCTAACGTTAAGTATAACTATCTCCGCACTCAAACAAAAAGGAGATAGTGCTATGAAAAACTGGTTGAAGAAAATCTGGATTGCTATTGAAGAAAGCCAACAAAGACGTGCAGATTATTACATGCTAACCAAATTCACAGATCGTGAACTGAATGACTTGGGTATTAGTCGTTCCCAAATAAGAGAGATTATCTATGGCAAGAACGCTAACAGAAAAACAACAGAAGTTTCTTGATGTCTTGTTTGACGAGGCAGGTGGGGATGTAGTAGCAGCTAAGAAGCTTGCTGGTTATGACCCTGCCTCAAGCACTGCTGCTATTGTTGAATCCCTAAAAGACGAGATTGCAGATCGCACTCGTACATTCTTTGCACGTGTTGCTCCAAAAGCAGCTATGTCTATGGTAGGCGCTCTATATGACCCTACAGAATTAGGCATTAAAGAGAAGATGACAGCAGCAAAAGACTTGCTAGATCGTGCAGGACTTGGTAAAGTAGATAAAGTAGATGTCACATCTTCTAGTGGGGGCATCTTTTACTTGCCACCAAAAGAAGGTTCAAACGAATAATAGAGAATAGAGAATTAGGGTTTTGGCAGCTACCGTTGCCTCCTAGAAACACTGACAAAAAATGGCATCCCATTGTACGTGTAACTAATAAGATACCGTGGGGATATAAACTAGATCCTGAAAACGATAAGCTATTGATGCCTATCGAGTCTGAACTTGAAGCGTTAGAGCTTGCCAAGCGTCACTTAAAACAGTATAGTTACAGAGCAGTAGCTAACTGGCTATCTAAACAGACAGGCCGCTACATATCACATATGGGCTTAAAGAAGAGAATAGAAGTTGAGCGAAGACGTAAAAAAGCAGCTGTTATTAAACGTAAGCTTGCCAAGTGGCTCGAAGAAACCCTTGAGGAAATCGAGAAACTCGAAAACCAGGGGGTCGGGGCATACTCAGAGATCGGAAAAGACAAGTGATACAGTCGTCACCCCTGAATTAGAGACTGTACCAGCACAAGTCAAAGCCCCTGAGTTCGACGTGGATTTAGCACAAGAGGTAGTGTTTAAGCCAAACCCTGGCCCCCAGACTATGTTTTTAAGTGCGTCAGAGCGTGAGGTTCTGTACGGTGGTGCTGCAGGTGGCGGTAAATCATACGCTATGTTAGCAGATCCACTGCATGGTTTGAATGATCCTAACTTCTCTGGCTTGCTTGTACGTCATACTACAGAAGAACTACGTGAACTAATACAAAAGTCCCAGGAGTTATACCCTCGTGCAGTACCAGGAATCAAATGGAGTGAACGTAAATCTCAATGGATTAGTCCACGTGGCGGTCGTCTCTGGATGTCTTATCTTGACAAGGATATGGACGTTACACGTTACCAAGGTCAAGCCTTTAACTGGATTGGTTTCGACGAACTTACACAATGGTCTAGCCCTTACGCTTGGGATTATATGAGATCACGTCTACGTAGCGCCCATGCTAACGACTTAGGTTTGTACATGAGAGCTACAACAAACCCTGGCGGCGCTGGGCATAGCTGGGTTAAGAAGATGTTCATTGACCCTGCACCTGCTGGTAAGGCTTTCTGGGCAACACATCTAGACTCTGGTGAGACTATTACGTTTCCCAAAGGTCATAGCAAAGAGGGTCAACCTCTATTTAAACGTCGCTTTATACCTGCCTCTCTATTTGATAACCCATATCTTTCTGAGGCAGGTGACTACGAGGCCATGCTTCTATCACTACCAGAGCATCAGCGTAAGCAGTTGCTAGAGGGTAATTGGGATGTTAACGAGGGTGCAGCTTTCCCTGAGTTTGATAGGTCCAAACATGTAATAGAAGCTTTTGATGTTCCACAGTCTTGGACTAAGTTCCGTGCATGTGACTATGGTTACGGCTCTTACACTGGGGTTCTCTGGTTCGCTGTATCTCCTGATGAACAGCTTATCATTTATAGAGAACTCTATTGCTCTAAGGTTACTGCTTCTGATTTAGCAGATATGATCCTAGACGCAGAGAAAAATGACGGTGGTATGAGATACGGTGTGCTTGACTCTTCTTTGTGGCACAACCGTGGCGACACGGGTCCGTCGCTTGCAGAGCAGATGAATATGAAGGGTTGCCGCTGGCGTCCGTCTGACCGTTCTCGTGGCTCCCGTGTCGCTGGAAAAAACGAAATACATAGACGGTTACAGGTAGATGAATTTACTGAAAAGCCCCGTCTTGTATTTATGGATAACTGCACTAACACTATTGCACAAATCCCTAGCATACCTCTAGATAAAAGAAACCCAGAGGATGTTGATACTAACGCAGAAGATCACTTGTATGACGCTTTGCGATACGGGATCATGACCCGCCCACGTAGCAGAAGTATATGGGACTATGACCCAGCTACACAACGAACAGGCTTTCAAGCCGCAGACACAACGTTTGGATATTAAGAATGGCAGAACAAGAAGAGATGTTTGAAACAGATGAAGTCATAGCTGCAGAGAGCAGTGATGATAGCATCTTTACGCAGAAGTCTAGCGTAGTTAGTTTCGTTGAGGATCGGTTCTCTCGTGCAGAAGATGCTCGTTTCGCAGACGAAGGACGTTGGCTACAGGCTTATCGCAATTATCGTGGTCTTTATGGTCCAGACGTAAAGTTCACAGATACAGAGAAGTCACGTGTCTTTGTTAAGGTTACCAAGACTAAAACCCTTGCAGCCTATGGCCAGATTGTAGATGTACTTTTTGGTAACAATAAATTCCCTCTTACGGTAGATCCTTCTATTCTGCCTGATGGAGTTGCAGAATCTGTACATATTAACATTGACCCTAATGCTGATCAGGCTGGAGATGCACTAAAAGCTATTACACGTGACGAACCTGCACGTCCATATCTAATTGGGCCAGATACAGAACTGCGTCCAGGTGAAACTATGTCTGACCTAAAAAACAGACTAGGGCCACTAAAGGAAAAGCTAGCACCTGTAAGCGAGAAAGTTGTTGAGGGTGTTGGTACAGGTAATACCACCATTACATTCCATCCTGCTATGATCGCAGCTAAGAAGATGGAAAAGAAGATCCATGATCAGCTACAGGAATCAGGCGCTTCTATCCACCTACGCTCTATGGCCTTTGAGATGGCCCTACTAGGCACTGGTGTTATGAAGGGGCCATTTGCTGTAGATAAAGAGTATCCTAACTGGAATGAAAATGGCGAATACGAACCTCTAATTAAAACTGTCCCTGAATGTAGTCATGTTTCTATATGGAATTTCTATCCAGATCCAGAAGCTACTTCTATGACTGACGCAGAGTACACCATCGAGCGTCATAAGATGTCTCGCACTCAGCTACGTGCCTTAAAGAATCGTCCTTACTTTATGAGTGACGCTATTAACAAAGTTATAGATAGAGGCCCAGATTATGTGCAGAAGCACTGGGAACAAGCTATGGAAGATGAGGGTACACAGCCTGAATCAGAGCGTTGGGAAGTGCTAGAGTTCTGGGGATTCATTGATACATCTATGCTAGAGCAGCACGGTATTAAAATCCCTGCATCTCTAAAAGACCTAGATGAAGTTAACGCTAACGTATGGGTAAGTAATGGTGAAGTAATCCGTATGGTTTTGAACCCTTTCAAACCTGCACGTATTCCTTACTACGCTGTACCATATGAGCATAACCCTTACAGCTTCTTTGGTGTTGGTATTGCAGAGAATATGGATGATACGCAGACTCTTATGAATGGCTTTATGCGTATGGCTATTGACAATGCTGCACTATCTGGTAACCTTATCATTGAGGTAGACGAGACTAACCTAGTCCCAGGTCAAGACCTGTCTGTATATCCTGGCAAGGTTTTCCGTCGTCAGGGTGGCGCACCAGGTCAAGCTATCTTTGGTACTAAATTCCCTAACGTTGCTCAAGAGAA